GGTAATTTCGAACCCCCTTCTATCGCTAGCGCCAGGGGTATGCGTGTCGCAGCATTCTCACTCAAGTCTCACATGAGACGCCCAAAACGCAAAAGTTGACAATTATATGCCACAAAAACGCTCTTTGCCACTATTTCGCTTAAAACGCCGCTGTTTGCCTTAAATTGCTGGCATGACCACTTGCGACACCAAGGAACTGGCGCAGGAGCTGGGGATTACCCAAGCCCGCATCAGTCAAATGAAGACCCAGGGGCGCTTTGAGGGCTGCTTCACGGTCGTGCGCAACAAGATCCAGTGGGACAAAGAAGCCGCCGTACAGGCGTACAAGGAGGGCAACCCGCTTGCCTCTGTCAGTCCCACCCGTCGCAAATCAGATGAACTTGAGATTCCGTCGTTCAATGACAGCCGTGCAAAATCTGAGCATTTTCGTGCGGAGCTGGCTCGTCTGGATCTGGAGGTCAAAGAGGAGCAGTTGGTGGAAGTTGCCCGTGTGGAGCGTGAGGCTTTCACTTCTGCTCGTTCTGTACGTGATGCTTTGGGGAATATTCCTGATCGCGTCAGCAATCAACTGGCTGCTGAATCAGACCCGGTCGTCATCCACCAAACCCTGACCGAAGAGATCAGGAAAGCATTGGAGACCTTGGTCGATGCGTGACGGCGCCCTGATTTATCGCGCTGCGTTCAGGGATGGGTTGAAGCCTGACCCTGATCTGACTGTGAGTCAGTGGGCTGATAAGTACAGGATGCTGTCAAACAAGGCAAGCGCTGAGCCAGGCCCCTGGAGGACAGACAGGACGCCTTACCTCAGGGAGATCATGGACTGCATGTCAGCCAACTCCGCCGTTCAGAAGGTGGTTTTCATGGCTGGTGCGCAGCTTGGCAAGACCGAAGGCATCAACAATGTTGTCGGGTACATGATCGCTCACGCGCCTGGACCGGCACTTTTTGTGCAGCCGACGATCGAGATGGCTAAAAGATTGAGCAAGCAACGTCTCGACTCGTTGATTCATGAGACACCGTGTCTTGCGGAAAAGGTCGCTCCTGCTCGAAGCCGAGATTCAGGCAACACGATGTTTAGCAAGGAGTTCCCTGGCGGGATTCTTCTTCTCACGGGTGCCAACAGTGCTACGGGGCTTCGTTCTGCTCCCTGTCGCTGGGTATTACTTGACGAAGTTGATGCTTTCCCGAGTGATGTGGATGGTGAGGGAGATCCTTGTGCGTTGGCTGAACGACGGGCGTCAACGTTTTCAAGGCGGAAGATCATCCTCACCTCCACGCCTACGGTAAAGGATACGAGCCGTATCGAGACAGAGTATCTGGCGTCTGATCAACGGCGTTATTACGTCCCCTGTCCGCACTGTGACCACATGCAATGGCTGCAGTGGAAGAACCTGCAATGGCGTGACGGAGACCCTCGTACAGCGGCCTACGTGTGCGAATCATGCGGCACACACATTCAGGAGCATTACAAGAGCGAGATGCTGCGTAAAGGTGAATGGCGTGCGACAGCCACGAGTCAAGACGCACGCACTGTTGGATTTCACCTTTCGTCCCTGTACAGCCCGCTTGGGTGGAAGAGTTGGGAAGAGATCGTTGGTGAATTTTTACGTGCGAAGAACGACGCGCCGTTGCTGAAAACCTTTGTCAACACTGTCCTTGGCGAGACTTGGGAGGAAGAGACCGGGGCAAAGCTGGGGGCTGACGGTCTGTCTGAACGCGCTGAGTTTTACGCCGCTGGGGAAGTTCCAGACGGTGCTTCCATCCTTACTGCTGGACTTGACGTTCAGGACAACAGGGTGGCGATTGGTTTGTACGCTTGGGGCCGCGATGAGGAATGTTGGCTTGTCAGTCACACAGAGATTTATGGCGACCCAGCCGGTCAGAAGTTGTGGGATCAAGTTGATGACCTCTTGTTAAGGGACTATCCCCATGCCAACGGTGGAAGGGTGAAGGTTGCTGCTGTTGGCTGCGACTCTGGTGGTCACTACACCTCTGAGGTGTACGCGTATGCGCGTGGTCGCAAAGGGAAAGGGATTTTTGCATTGAAGGGCCAATCAGTAAGGAACAAGCCACCAATTGGCAAACCGTCAAAGGTGGATATTAACTACAAGGGTCAAGTGCTCAAAAATTCGGCTGAGGTGTATCCGGTCGGAACAGACACGATCAAGTCAACCTTGTTTGGCCGGATGAAGCACAACGAACCCGGCGCTGGATACATCCACTTTCACGCGGAAGCGGGCCAGGAGTACTTCAAGCAACTTACGGCTGAAAAGCAGGTGGTGCGGTACGTCAAAGGATTCGCTATTCGCGAATGGAAGAAGAAGGCGGGTGATCGGAACGAGGCGTTGGACTGCTTTGTGTACAGCTATGCGGCTCTGCACTTCCTGTACATGCGGTTCAACAGGAGCACAATCTTCGAGCAGTTTGAGCGCGGCGTTGCAAATGCACCAAAACACGTCGAAAACGTGCGAATGCAACAACAAGAGGAAAGGTCGCCATACCGTCCACCACAGCGTAGACTGCAGAAGCGGACTCCCTCATTCGTGACGAGCTGGTGAGCATCCTTGTCCCGAGCTTGATTTACGCGGGTGACACCGTCGTTTTTGACGTGCCTGCGTTCAAAGATTCGATTGGCACTGTCATCGACAGCGGCACCTACACCCTGACTTGGTACGCAAGGACGAATACGGCTAGCGAAGGTGCAACGATTGTTGGCACTGCCGAGAGCACTGGGTGGCGCGTTACGGTCCCTGCAGCGACGACTGCAGGTTTTGATGCTGGTCTGTGGACTTGGCAGGCGATCGCAACGTACACCACCCTGACGTACACCGCTGGTCGCGGTCAGTTCACAGTCAAGGCAAGCGCCAAATACACGGGCACTCCTGGGGCATTTGATGACCGCTCAAGGGCCGAGATTGATCTGTCCTTTGTCGAGGCTGCAATTCGCACGCTGGCGCAAGGCGGGATGGTTCAGGAGTACACGATTGGTGGTCGCAGCCTGCGGCGTTACAAGATGGTCGAGCTGCTGCAGTTACGTGACAGCTTGAAGAACGAAGTTGCAATGGAGCGTCGGGCTGAGAGAATCCGTCAGGGTCTTGGGAATCCAGGTCTCGCCAAAGTGAGGTTCACCTGATGGCCATCTTCGGAATTGGACGTACCAATGCGTTGCGTAAGCAATTGCAGGAAGTGCAAGAGAAGAACACGTATCTCAAGCGTGCGTACGCTGCTGCGCAGAACAACCGGCTGACATCAGATTGGATCAGTCAGGCCACGTCTGCTGACAGTGAGATTCGAGGCAGCATCAGGATGTTGCGCAATCGCGCTCGTCAATTGGTGCGTGATTCTGACTTTGCCAAGGCTGCGCTGCGTGCGGTCAAAAACAACGTGGTTGGCACTGGCATCAGGATGCAGGCACAGGTCAGGATGCAGCGTGGTGGACGCCTGGCTGACGACATCAATCGTCGAATTGAGGAAGAGTTTGATCGTTGGACTTCTGCCAAGCGTTGCCATTGCGGCGGAAAGCTGAGCTGGTACGACATCCAACGGCTCTGTATTACTGCAATGTTGGAATCAGGCGAGGTGTTTGTTCGTCTGGTGAAGCAGCCCTTTGGTGGCAGCCGTGTCCCCCTGGGCCTCGAGATCGTTGAATCCGACCTTCTGGACGATGACTACAACGACATCGCTCGAAACGGCAATGAGATCAGGATGGGGATTGAGATTGACAAGTGGGGTCGCCCTGTTGCGTATCACTTTTTCGACTATCACCCCGGTGATTATCAGTTCAGCTACGCGCAAAAGCTGGCCCGTAAGCGCATCCGCATCCCTGCCGAAGACATCATTCACCTTTACGCAATCGAGCGCCCTGGTCAGACGCGTGGTGTGAGTGCGTTTGCTTCGGCAATCATGCGCCTGCGTAACCTGAGCGGGTACGAGGAATCCGAGATTGTTGCCGCCCGCGCAAGCAGCAGCATGATGGCGTTTGTCAGAACCCCTGATCAGGAGTTGATGGAGGATGGAACCTTTGATCAAGAATCTGTCCTCGACTTTTCACCAGGCAGCATTCGGCGACTGGCACCCGGTGAAGAGATGCAGTTCTTCACGCCCAACCGGCCTGACGATGCATTTACTCCTTTTGTGCAGCAGATGCTTCGTGCTGTGGCTGCTGGGGTTGGTTGTAGTTACACGCAGGTCAGCAGTGACTTTTCACAGAGCAACTACAGCTCTTCACGTCTTGAATTGCTCGAAACCCGCACGCATTACAAGACGCTGCAGCAGTATTTGATTGAATCGCTATGTGAGGAGGTCTATGAGCGTTGGCTCGAGATGGCAGTCATGGCTGGCGTGCTTGACCTACCTGCGTTTGATAGCAATCCCGGACGCTACGAGGAGGCGAAATGGATTGCTCCGGCTGCGCAGTTTGTTGACCCTCAGAAGGAAGCAGCAGCGTACAAAGAGCTGATTCGCAGCGGGATCATGACGCTGTCACAGGTGATTGCACTGCACGGCGGTGATTTCGAGGATCAGATGCGTCAGCGCCAACATGAATTGGCAGTTGCTGATGAGCTTGGGATTGTCCTCGATACGGATCCTTCGGCGGTATCAAATAACGGCACTGCTCAGTCTGTCCCTTTTGCTGAGACAGAACATCCTGTAGAACATGAAGAGGAACCTGAGCTGGAGGACATTGACTGATGGCCAAAGTTGGGGAGAAAACGATTGACCTGATGCCCACTGAAGGCATGAGGACTGAGGCGCAGCGTTATCGCGCATGGAAGAAAGAGGGTCGCCCTGGTGGGACGAACGTTGCTGCCACCCGCGCCAGTCAGATTCTGTCCGGCAATGAGCTCAGTCCAGATACCGTTATCACCATGGCGGCATGGTTTGCTCGTCATGAAGTTGACAAGCAGGGCAAAGGATTTCGTCCCGATCAAGATGACTATCCTTCTCCCGGTCGCGTAGCATGGGCGGCATGGGGTGGCGATTCAGGTCAATCGTGGAGCAACATGAAGTCCAAAGCCATCAAAAAAGCACGGGAGCGTTCCATGACTGAGATCATTGACGGGCGTCCTTACCCCAATGAGCATGCTGCTCGCCTGACCGATCCTGATCAGTACGACGAGATCCGTCGCGTCAACGATGATTTTGGTGCAGGGATCGATGCGATCTACGGCATCAAGGATGGCACTTCTGAGCTGCAAGCAATTCGTTTTGACGCTGATCGTTTCACCCCTGCTGAAGCACGTGAATGGCTAACTGATCACGACTTTGAAGCAATGATGTTTGAGGAAGCCACTGGCGAGCGCAGTGAAAAGCGTGCTGCTCCTGACGCACTGAAGGAAGGCGATTTTGTTGAATGGGATTCGAGTGGTGGCACTGCACGTGGCCGCATCGAGCACGTCATGCGTGAAGGCGTTCTTGGCGTTCCTGATTCGTCGTTCAGCATCAACGCTTCAGAAGATGACCCTGCTGCTCTGATTCGCGTCTATCGCCGTCAAGAGGGCAACTACGAAGAGACCGAGACCCTGGTTGGCCATCGCTTTTCAGAGCTGCGGAAGATCGCTGCACTGCGCATGTTTGAGGGTCAGACGCTCATACGCTCGCTGAGCACTGAATTCCGTGCAGACGCACAGGACCGAACCCTTGAGTTCCCATTTGCCAGCGAAGCGCCTGTTGAGCGTTATTACGGCATGGAAGTCCTGAGCATGGATGACAAGTCCATGGATCTCAGCCGCCTGAACGATGGCGCCCCATTGCTGTATCAGCACGATGCTGATCGAATTGTTGGTGTGGTGGAACGTGCCTACATCAAAAACAAGCGCGCTTATGCCAAGGTCAAGCTGGCCAATAACGAGCTTGGACGCGAAATGCAGGAGCTGATCAAGGATGGAATCATCCGGAATGTCAGCTTCGGTTACAAGATCAATGCCATGGAGGCCGATGAGTCCACTTCACCAGTGACTTATCGCGCTACCAACTTCCAACCGTTTGAGATTAGCTTGGTCACCGTGCCTGCTGATCAAACGGTAGGCATTGGCCGTGCTTTCTCCCATAATGAAGGCACGGAAACGGCCTCAGCCGTACCAAGTCAACCCATCGGAGTTACAACCGTGGATCAAACCCTCAATGTTGAGGCTATCCGCGCTGAGGCCGCTCAGGCCAAGGCGAAAGAGGTAGCTGAAATGATGGCCCTTGGCCAACGCACCAAAAACCTTGAAATGGCTCAGGAGTTCATTGCAAACTCCCGTGGCCTGGATGAGCTTCGTTCTGCCCTTCTGGAGAAGATGGGTGTCCAGGAAAAGCCCATCAACCCTAAGGATGCCGAGATCGGCATGAGTGATAAAGAGAAGCGCTCCTTCTCCTTCATTCGCGCCATCAACGCACTGGCCCATCCGAACAGCCAAGAAGCTCAGCGTGCTGCTGGTTTCGAGCTGGAAGTCAGCCGTGCTGCTCAGCAGAGGTCTGGCAAGGAAGCTCGTGGCATCCTGATCCCTGCCGATGTGCTGGGTTATGGCCGTCGTGACCTGACCGTGGGTTCTGCCTCCGGCGGTGGCGATCTGGTGGCTACTGAACTGATGAGCGAAAGCTTCATCGACCTGCTGCGTAAAGCGCTGGTCCTGCAAACTGCAGGCGCCAACGTGATGACCGGTCTGCAGGGCATGGTTGCTATCCCCCGTCAATCGGGTGGCGCTACCACTTACCACGTTGCTGAATCCGGTTCGATCAACGAATCGCAACTCACCGTGGATCAGGTGACCATGCAGCCCCGCACCATTGGTGCTCTGACCGACTACAGCCGTCGTCTGCTGCTTCAGTCCAGCATCGATATCGAGAACCTGATCCGTCGTGATCTGGCTCAACAAATCGCTATCGAGGTCGAGAACCAGGCCATCAACGGTATCGGCGCTGGTTCGTACCCGCTGGGCTTCCTGAATGTCACCGGCATCAACACTGAGTCTGGTTACACCACGTTCACTGACTATGTGAACGCTGAAGCCTCGCTGAGCACCGATAACGCTCTGCTGGGTTCGCTGGGTTATCTGATGAATTCCGCCCTGCGCGGTCTTCTGAAGACCACTGAAAAGGCGAACAACACTGCTCAGTTCGTCTACGAAGCCGACAACACCATCAATGGTTACCCGGCTTATGTGTCCAACTCCATGCCGGACAATACTGCGGTGTTCGCTAACTTCAGCGACATCATGATCGGCTTCTGGAGCGGTCTGGACATCATGGTTGATCCTTACACCGGTTCCGCTTCTGGCACCGTGCGTGTGGTCGCCATGCAGGACTATGACGTGGCCATCCGTCATCCTGAGTCCATCTGCAAGATCTCCTGATAATGCTGGGGCAGGCAATGCGCATTCAGATGCTTCGTAAAACCATCGTTGACCTCAAGCAGGTTGCCGTTGGTGACATCGTCGAAACCGATCACAAATCAGCTTTGCTGTTGATCGGCATCAAGAAAGCGATTCCTGCCCCACTTATTCAGGAAGTAGTTGTCACGGCTGAAGAGCAGCCACTCCCTGTTCAAAGCAAACCCGCTCCCAAACGGAGAAAGACCAATGATCCACAACCTGGGGTCTAAGACCTATCTCGGTAGCCTGTTGGGCGCCGATTCTCGTACTACTACCGCCACCGGCACTGGCTTTGATCTTCAAGGCACTGTGTCGAGCGGTAATGATGCTGAAGGTGAGGCCATTGTTATCCTCGACTCTGAGGCTGGCAGCGGCACCACCCCCACCCTGAACGTCAAGCTTCAGGATTCAGCCAATAACTCTGACTGGGCTGACATCACTGGCGCCACCTTTACCCAGGTGACTGATAGTGCTGCTGCCCTCCAGAAAATCACGATCAACTGCAACGACGTTCGTCGTTATGTCCGTGCAGTTGGAACGCAGGCTGGCACCAACCCGGTGTTTGTCTATGCCGTTCACATTGTTTACAGCAAGAAGTACGGCAACTGATCCTGATGGCAATCCAAGACACGCTGGCGTTTTTGAACATTAATGAGTTTGGGGTGACCTGCGCCATTGGTGTTTCAAGCTTTGTTGGCATCTTGGATTCGCCTGTGGAGGTGTTGGCGGGCGGCATGGCTCTAAGTCGGGAGTATCTGCTTTATGCAAAGACTGCTGATGTGAGTTCTGCCGCTCGTGGCACTTCGATTACGGTTGATGGCGCCTCCTATACCGTCAGGGAGAACCGCGCTATTGATGACGGACTATTTTCTGAATTGCTCCTTAGCAAGGTGTAGCCGTGAGTGCTATTCCCAAGATCAACACTCGCGGCAACTGGTCAGCAATCAATCCCGTGTTGCTTCCGGGCGAGCTTGCGATCGAAATGCCTGCTCGAAATTTGAAAATTGGTAACGGGGTATCAAGTTGGGACAAGCTTGAGTATTTTGGTTGCCCTGGATATTGGGGTTCGTTTTACGACTCAACATCTCAGACGGCAACAGCGAATACGCCTACGTCTATTTACCTACGTCAAAGGGACACGCTTGGTCGTGGGGTGACCGTGACGAATGGAACGCGTATTACGTTTCAACACAGTGGTGTTTACTCGATCACGTATTCGATTCAGTTCAGCAATACGGACAACGAAATTCACGACATCAACGTCTGGTTGCGCAAGAACAACGAAGGCAGCGCTGGTGACGTGCCGGGCAGCGACAGCCGATTCAGCATCATCGCAAGGCATGGCAACGTTGACGGCAACGTGATTGGGTGTGTCAACTACGTGTTGCCTGTCGCAACCGATGATTACCTAGAGCTGATTTGGGCGACATCAAACGCTGAGGCCTACATTCATGCTGAGGAGGCTGAGACCAGCCCATTTGCTCACCCGAGCATCCCTGGCATCATCTGCACTGTTGCGCAAGTCGCTTCCGCCTGATCATGGCTGACACACGCCGCGAACTGATCCTTGCCCGCCTAGCTAGCAACCTGAGCTCGATCACGGGTGCAACGGTCTACAGGAGCCGTGTAGAGCCTTTTGCTCGTGGGGAGGTGCCTGCGGTAATTGTGGAACCGATCAACGATCAACCGATCGACACAAGCTTTTACGACAAGCTCGATTGGACGATGAGGGTTCGAGTAACGACACTGGTGCGAACGAACACGCCCGATGACGATTCAGATGCATACACGCAGCAGGTGCATCAGAAGCTGATGGCTGATCAAACTGTCAACGGGTACGCCTTGGACTTGACACCTGATCGAACTGACTTCAGCCTGTATGAAGCTGATGTGCCTTTGGGTATCATTAGCCAAGACTTCCTTGTTCGTTATCGGACGAGCAGAACCCACCTAACTAGCGCTTGAAATCATGGCTAAGATTGAAAAGGAAGTTCCCAATCCCGGAGTGGGCGGCACTTATTTGTTTGACCCTAAGACTGGGAAGCTTACACTGATCACAGAACCCGCCGCTCCTACCGACAATGGCACTGACTCGGAAGAAGTTTCTGATCGCGAAGATTGAATCGAACTACGGGGTGGATCCCTCCCCTGTGGGCGGCAGTGATGCTGTTCAGGTCAGCAGTCTTGAGATCACTCCGATTGAATCGGATAACGTTCAGGCTGCAGCGTTCCAGGGCTTCTTGGGCAACAGCACTCGTAGCACCTTGGTTGCCAACAAGCGAGTCAGCGTCACGTTTGATGTGGAGCTTGGAGGTTCTGGCACTGCTGGCACTGCTCCTGCTTTTGGTCCTCTCCTGAAGTCTTGCGGCCTGAGCGAGACCATCTCTGCTGGAGTCAGCGTTACCTACGCCCCGGTGAGCAGCAGTTTCAGTTCAGCAACGATCTACTGCTTCTACGACGGCACTCAGCACAAGATCACGGGTGCTCGTGGATCGGTGAGCTTCAACATGGCTGCTGGCCAGTTTGGGGTCATGAGCTTCAACTTCATCGGGATCTACAACGCTCCTGACAACACCGCACTGAGCGGCACCTTCACTGTTGCCAATCAGGCTGCTGCACTCGAGGTGAACGACACCAACGTGACGACTGCCACCTTCCATGGTGTGACCAGCGTGCGTCTGGAATCCTTTGATCTGGCTTTGAACAACGAGCTGCTGTACAAGGAGACTGCATCGAACAAGGAAGTGATCATCACGAACCGTGCCGCTGGTGGTACTGCCGTGATCGAGGCTCCTGCGATCGGTACGACGGACTTCTTTGCCAAGGCTGTTGCGACTGCGACTGGCAGCTCAAGCTTTGTATTGGGTGCTACTGCGGGTAACATTGTCACGTTGAACGCAGCACAGACCGACATCACCGGATGCAGCTACGCTGATACCAACGGCGTGATCGCTCTGTCGATGCCGTATCTGGCTCTGCCTACCACGGCAGGCAACAACGAAATGTCCCTTGTGTTCACCTGATCTGTATGGCTTTCGTCCTCAAGAAGACTGCTTCGTACAAGTGGCCTGTCACGGTGGAAACGCCGATCGATGGCGGAAAGTTTGAGAAGCAGACCTTTAATGCAGTCTTCAGGAAGATGAGTCGCTCTGCCTTCAACGATCTCATTGATCAAGGCGATGATGCTTTGGTTGATGGGATCCTGGAAGGTTGGGACGGAATCAAGGATGAGGATGGTAAGGACATTCCGTTCACACAGAAAAACAAAAAAGAACTGTGTGACGATCCTTATATCATGAAGGCGTTGATTGGTGCATACGCTGACAGCGTGACGGGAGCGCCAGCAAAAAACTAAAAGACGCCGCTGAGTACTGGGTCAAAGGCGGCGTCATTGACGAGCGGGAAGAGGACTTGAGGGGTCTTGGGATGAGCCCTGAGCAGATCGCTGCTGTGGGGCTGGAAGCTGTCGAGAAGCACTTTGAGGTGTGGGAGGAAAACTGGGAAGTCGTAATGATGTTCGTGCGGATGAGCACGCAATGGAACACGAATATGGCTGGGATGACCGGCTTGATCTACTCAAGTCTCGAATGGCTCTGTAAGCTGTATGTAGTCAAGGATCCTGTGGCCTTGTTCGAGGGCATACAGGTAATGGAATTGGCCGCCCTGTCCTGCATGAACGCGAAGCGCAAATGAGCCAGAGCACGGAGCTAATTGTCAGGCTGAAGCAGGTGGGCGGTGAGCAGCTCACAAAGCTTGCTGGCAACCTTCGGAATCTGGGGCAGCAGAGCAAGGCAGCAACAACTGATTTCAGTCAGCTTGCAAATGAACTGAAAAAAGTTCAATCAACTTCAGTTCAGAGTATTAACAATCTGCGTGGTTATGCGACTGCGTGGCGAGAGATTGCAAATAGCGTCAAGGTTGGAAGTTTTGAATTTAAGCAGGCCACAAGGGAAGCTGAAAAGCTTGAAAGGCAACTGCAACAGACTGCTCAGGCAGCTCGCAGGCCAACGCTGAGGGGCGCTGCACAGATTGCTGGTACGGCTGCTGCTGGTGGCATCTTTGGTGGCCCTGAGGGCTTCATAGGTGGCATTGCTGGGGGTTTAATTGGTGGTCCACAGGGTGCCGCGATTGGCGCTGGTATTGGTGGTGGCGTTTCGCAGGTTAGGCAGCAGGTTGGCGCAACAGCAAGTTATGCATCTGATATCAGTCGTCAGCGTCAGGCTCTAGAGCTTGTCACGAAGAATGCTGGTGAGTATCAGAGAGCGCTGTCGTTTATTGATCGAACAAGTCGTCAGCTTGCTATCCCGCAAGAGCTGATCACACGTCAATTCACGCAGTTGACCGCGTCTGTGAAGGGTGCAGGCGGAAACGTTCGTGACGCAGAGAAGGCCTTTGTTGGTGTCGCTGCAGGCATTAGAGGCACGGGTGGCAGCCTTGAGCAGCTTGATTCGGCATTGCTTGCGACAACACAGGTCTTTGCAAAAGGCAAGGTCAGTGCTGAGGAGCTGAGGCAACAAATTGGTGAGCGCTTGCCCGGTGCTTTCAGCTTGTTTGCTGAGTCAATGGGGATGACCCCGCAGGAGTTGGACAAGGCTCTTGAGAAAGGACAAGTCAGCCTGCTTGATTTCCAAAAGTTTGCGGAAAAGTTATTTGCTGAGTACGGGGAATCGGCCAAGATTATTGCTGCTGGTCCCGACGCTGCTGGTGATCGTCTTCGGACTTCCTTGTCGAGGTTGCAAGAAAGCGTTGGTACTTTGCTGAAGCCTGTTGGTGCCTTCTTTCAAACAATTTTTGCCGACATTGTCAGAGCAATTGATGCCGCCGCTCGCAAGCTGAATGAGTTTTTTGGACTGAACAAAGGCAGGGCGCAACAAATCAAAGAATTGCAAAGTGGACTGAAGCAGACAAATGTTCAAATTGCAGCGTACGAACGCCTTGTGTCATCTGGCCGTGGTGTTGGGTTGCAGAGGAATGTGCTTGCAAGTCTTGTGCAGCGACGCGAGACACAGACTGCTCAGTTGAAAGCATTGCAGGCTGCTGAACGCCTTGCTTCTGGTGCTGCAAATGAACCACCAAGCAGGTTGCCTGGAATCACGCCAGAGGCGCAAAAAAGAAGGAAAACAGATGCTGAGCGCGAGGCTGAAAAAGCCCTTAGGGATTACAACAAGGGTCTTGAAAAAGGCGCTGATCTTGCCGAGAAGCTGCGGCGCATGATTCGCGATGTCAGACTTGAAACTGCTGGTATCGGCGAGACGGCGGAAGAGGCAATTCAACGTCAATATCTGGAAGCGTTGAATGACATTAACGATAAAGGCAAAGATTTAAACAAGACAATTAAAGAGCTGCGCGAGTTGACAGGTAATCGCGTAATGTTTGAAGGTCTTGTCAACAAAGATAGAACTGGCCTGGCACAAGAGTATCTTCAGGCTCTTGGTGCGCAAGCTGAACGACGCAAAGCAGAAGCTCTTGGCGAGCTTGATCGTGAAAAAGCACTGTCTCGTATCACAGGTTTTGCCACGGATCAGCGTGATCCTTTCAATCAAGGCATTCAAAATTACATCGACGGCATTGGCACTTTGAATGATGCTTTGACGAATCTGTCTCAGAAAGGCTTTAAAGGTGTTGAGGATGCCATCACCCAACTTGTTACCACCGGCAAATTCAACTTTGCTGAGTTCGCTTCATCGATCTTGGCTGATACGGCACGGATGATCATTCAACAGTTAGTACTGAAGTCGGTGATGCAGGCGCTTGGCTTCTTGGGTGGCGGCAGCGTGTTCAATCAGGTCAACAGAAACCTGAGCGGTATTGGCGCACTAGCCACCCCACTGGCAGGGTTCAGTCTTAATGCCAAAGGCAATGTTTTTGGTCAGAACGGCATTCAAAAGTTTGCCCGTGGTGGGATTGTCAATCGTCCGACCATGTTCCCGTTTGCCAACGGCATTGGCTTGATGGGTGAAGCTGGTCCTGAGGCGATCATGCCCCTGCGTCGTGGCCCTGGTGGCCGCCTTGGCGTTGAGATGGCTGGTGGTAGTGGCGTCAACGTAAACGTGAGTGTGGATGCCTCAGGAACGAATGCTCAGGGCGACAGTGCGCAGGCCAGTGCTCTTGGTAAGGTGATTGGCGTGGCGGTTCAACAAGAACTGATCAAGCAACAGCGTCCTGGCGGCATCCTCGCAGGTACTCGTTAATGGCAACCTTTGACGACGCAACTGTTGGTACAAGCACGGGCGGAACAACGCCTGATTACGGGTCATCACGCAAGAATGCTCCTGTTGTACGCACCGTGCAATTTGGTGATGGGTATCAACAGCGTTTGACGTACGGCCTGAATCAGAACCCTAAGGAATGGTCGTTGACCTGGAGCAACATCCTCGAGTCTGACGCCGACGCGATCGAAACATTTTTCAACAATCGTGCTGCAGATAATCAGTCGTTTGACTGGACGGCACCTGATGAGTCGACGGCATACAAGTGGATCTGTCCTGATTGGACGAAATCACTTCCTTATCCCGGTCGTGCAACGATTACGGCTACGTTCAAGCAGGTGTTTGAACCCTAATGGCATACGCAGCTTGGGCTAGCAGCACCGCCTACAGCGTTGGCGCAATTGTCCGTGCAACGTCCGTACAGGCCACAGGGCTTGTTTTTCGCTGCACTGTTGCAGGCACATCGGCTAGCACACAGCCTGCTTGGCCTACCGATATCGGCAGCACCATTGCAGATGGCACGGTCACATGGGCAGCGATCAGCAGCGTCTACGAAGAACTGTCGGTACTGGCGCCGAATGCCATCATCGAGCTGTTTGAGCTGCAGCTTGACAACACGCTGCATGGTGCAAGCACGACGTACTACTGGCATAACGGCGTCAATGCCAACGTGACTGGCGACATCGTTTTCAACAGCAATACCTACGTCAGGCTTCCGGTCAAGGCAGAGGGTTTTGACTACAGCAACACTGGCAGCCTGCCACGGCCAACGCTGACGATCAGCAACCTAACTGGTGATATCACAGCAATTTTGCTGCTAGTCAATGCGACGACGCCCGGCAATGACCTTGGTGGCGCCACTGTCCGCAGGATCCGCACGCTAAAGAAGTTTCTAGACGGCGAAACCAATGCAGACCCCAATGCACGGTTTCCGACAGAGATCTGGTACGTCGATCGGAAGTCATCCGAGAACCGCGATCTGGTGCAATTTGAGCTGGCTAGTAAGTTTGACCTTGCAGGCGTGATGCTGCCAAGGCGTCAGATCATTGCCAACGTGTGCCAGTGGCAGTACAGATCGGCAGAATGCGGCTACACCGGCAGCAACTACTGGAATGTCAATGATCAGGTGGTCGGCACCTTGGCGCAAGATGTATGCGGTAAGCGGCTTGGTAGCTGCCGATTGCGGTTTGGCTCCACTGCAGAGCTGCCGTTCGGCTCGTTCCCTGGCGCTGGTCTAACGCAATGAAGCTAGGCACAACGTTGCAAACCGAGATCCTCGCCTACGCGCAGGCATGCGACCCCAAGGAAATGTGCGGGGTTGTCCATGTGGTTAAAGGCCGGAAGCGGTTTTACGCCTGCAGCAACATCGCCGCAACGCCTGATGAGCACTTCGTGTTGGACCCTGCTGACTATGCAGCGGCTGAAGATTTGGGCGAGGTCGTGGCGATCGTTCACAGCCATCCTGTTACCAAGCCTGAGCCGTCAGATGCGGACCGTATCGGTTGCAATAGCAGCGGCCTGCCATGGGTGATCGTCAACCCCAAGACTGAGGAATGGGGCCAGTGCGAGCCGTCTGACTTTGAGCTGCCATATGTCGGGCGTGAGTTTGTCTTTGGCGTGGTGGATTGCTACAGCCTGTGCCGTGATTGGTATCAGCGTGAATGGGGTTTGGAGCTGGCTGACTTCCCGAGGCGTGATGGTTTCTGGGAGCGTGGTGAAAACCTGTACGTCGATGGGTACAAGTCCCAAGGCTTCCGGCGTGTGCCGTTTGATGAGTTGCAGTACGGCGACGCGATCCTGATGCAGCTTGGCGCTGACCTGCCTAATCACGGCGCGATCTACCTTGGCGATCAGCAGATTTTGCATCATGTGCAGGGGCGGCTATCTAGTCGGGACGTGTACGGCGGCTACTATGTAAAGAGCACTGCCATGGTCCTGCGGCATGAAAGTCGTTAAGGTCTACGGCGCCCTCCGCAAGTTCCTAGGTGGCCGCTGCCGTTTCGAGTTTGAAGTAGACACACCAGCGCAAGCAATTAAGGCGTTGTGTGTCAATTTTCCTGATCTTGAGCAGTGGCTCATTAAAAGCGATTGGGGTTATCGCGTCACGGTTGGCAAGGAGCGCATCGGGCCAGAAAATGCAGAGCTGGTCTGCCTGCCTTGGTCAGAGCGTGAGGTGTTCAGCATTGCCCCGGTGATCGCAGGTGCTGGTCAAGGTGTCGGGCAGATCTTTGCAGGGATTGGCCTTGTGGCACTGGCATTGGTGACGGGTGGCGCAACCATTGGCCTGCTCGGGTTGGCAGCCCCGCTTTCTGTTAGCAGCGTGCTGGGTACGATCGGCGCCAGCTTGGTGCTTGGTGGTATCGCGCAGATGATTTCGCCGCAACCCAACATCTCGCCGTTAGTGCGCGGCAAGGAAGCAGCCAGGCTTGAGAGCTTCAGCTTCAGCGGCATCAACAACACCAGCCAGCAGGGATTGCCGGTTCCGATTGCTTATGGTCGGGTCTTTGCTGGCTCAGCAGTCCTAAGCGCTGGCCTTGACGTTGATCAACTGAGATGACACAGATCCAAGGTGCTGGCGGTGGTGGTGGTGGCGGTGGTGGCTGCTTCCCTGGATACACGCTTGTCGATATCCCTGGCGGGCAGTGCCGCATTGATGAGCTGAAGCCCGGTGACATCGTTCTGAGCTTTGACGATCAAGGGCAGATCCTGCCTGCCAAGATCCTCAAGCTGCATGTCCACGACAGCGAACCGATCACCCGTTACAGCTACTGGGGTGGCAAACACCTTGATGCAACGCCTAATCACTGGGTACTCAACCAGTTCAATGCGTTTGTTTGCATTGACACGCTGGGGCCTGATGACTGCCTGATTGACGGCTTAGGGCACCTGCGGCCCATCATCGGCAAGCAACCGCTAGAGCCTGGCACGGTTTACAACCTGACCGTTGAAGGCCAGCACACCTTCATTGCGGGCAACATTCGCGTCCACAACGCTGGCCTTGGCGCCACGATCGCTGGTGCAGGCGGTGGCGGTGGTGGCGGTGGCAAAGGTGGTGGCGGCACGACGCATGTACCAACGGAGGCCGATGACTCGCTGCAATCGGTCCAATACGGCAGTGTTCTTGACTTGATCAGCGAAGGCGAAATCCAAGGCATTGAGAACGGCGTTAAGGGCATCTACCTGGACGGCACACCGATTCAAAGCAGCAGCGGCATTGATAACTTCACTGGCTACACCGTTGTCACCCGCAACGGAACGCAGAATCAGGCATACATCCCTAACACTGAAGGCACGCAGTCTGAAAAATCCGTCAACGTTGAGGTCACCAATGCTGCATCTGTAACCCGTACCGTCACGGATACTGATGTTGACCGTGTGCGCGTCACGGTGCAGCTACCGGCGCTGCAGATCATTGAAGACGACGGCGACATCATCGGCCATAGCGTCAGCATTGGCGTTTACATCCAATACAACGGTGGCGGCTTTACCAAACTATTTGATGACACCATCAGCGGCAAGACCACCAATAGCTATCAGCGTGACTATATAGTCAGCCTGTCGGGTGCGTTCCCTGTTGATATCCGCGTTGTCCGCAACAGTGCTGATGAGACCAGCGCCCGCAGGCAAAACCGCACTTACTTCAGCAGCTACACCGAGATCATTGACGAAAAGCTGCGTTATCCCAATAGCGCACTGACTTTCCTGCGGTTTGACTCGCGGCAGTTTGACACGGTGCCAGCGCGTAAGTATCTGGTGCGTGGCATCAAGGTGCAGCTACCCAGCAACGCCACCGTTGATACGACGACCTACCCAGGGCGCGTTACCTACTCAGGCGTCTGGGACGGCACGTTTGGCGCTGCTACATGGTGCGCAGACCCAGCTTGGTGCTTGTGGGACTTGATGACCAGTACGCGGTACGGCGCAGGCATTCCAGCCAGCAGCCTGGACCGCTACGACTTTTTCGCCATCAGCCAATACTGCAACACGCTTGTGAGCAACGGACGCGGCGGTCAGGAGCCACGGTTCAGTTGCAACATGCTGATCAACAGCCGTGATGAGGTCTACAACGTCATCCAAGAGTTTGTCGCCCTGTTTCGTGGCATTGCCTACTACGGCGCCGGGTCGATGGTGGTGTTGCAGGACAAGCCTGCAGATCCGCAGTACCTGTTGACACCTGCCAATGTCGTTGATGGGCTGTTCAGCTACAGCGGCAGCGCACAGAAGGCACGGCACACCACCGCAACGGTTGCATACCAGACCTACCAGCAGCTTGGTGAGGTCACCTATGAATATGTCGAGCTGGCAGATGCGGTTGCTAAATACGGCATCATCAATAAGGACATCAAGGCCATTGGCTGCTACTCGCAGGGCCAGGCGCACCGCTTGGGCAAGTGGGCGTTGCTGTCAGAGCAGAACCTGACCGAGACCGTCACATTTTCGGTGTCGCTTGATAGTGGCATCGTCCTGCGGCCTGGAATGGTGATTGACATTGCCGACCCGATGAAGGCTGGTAGCAGGCAGGGCGGCAGGATCAGCGCAGCAACGACGACGACCGTAACGCTTGATTCTGCTCCCACCTTGGGAGGAAGCCCAACCATCAGCGTGCTGCTGCCTACGGGCTTGGTCGAAACGCGCAGCATCAGCGGTTTAGCGGGCAGTGTGGTGACAGTTAGCAGTGCATTCAGCGAATCTCCTAATCCGCAGAGCATTTGGATTATCCAAAGCACCGGCACGCAAACGCAGCAGTTCCGTGTCATCACGGTTGCCGAGGGTGAAGATGGCATCTACGGCATCACGGCGCTGTCATATAACGCCAGCATCTATGCCGCGATTGAATCGGACCTAAAGCTGTCGTTCCGTGATGTAGGCGATGGCGGCCTGACCGATCCGAACACCATCCCGCAGGAACCAATCGTTGAACCTGCACCTGATCCGCCGAGCAGCATTGATGGCACTGAGCACCTGTACGTTGACGGCTCCAACGTGCTTACTGCTTTTGAGCTGAGCTGGATTGAGCCAACCGTCAGGATTGTTGCCAACCGCGCCATCAAGGCGGTCAACTATCGGTTGCAGTACAAAATTGACAATGACAATTGGCGGCAACTGGAGACGACATCACCGTCGATCCGGCTGACTGGGTTGCGTGCTGGCACGCTGTACGTACAAATCGTCAGCATTGGCCTTACCGGACGGATCAGCTCCACCGCAACGGCACAGTTTGCGCTGATCGGCAAGACGGCATCTCCCGGCAACGTTCAGAACCTGACGATTGAGGCCATTAGCGCTAACAGCGCCCGCCTGCGGTGGGATGCAACGGTTGACCTAGACGTGAAGGTGGCTGGCCGTGTTCACATCAGGCACACCAACCTTACGAATGGCACTGGCACATGGAGCAACAGCGTTGACTTGATCCCTGCTATTGCAGGCCACAACACCGAAGCAATTGTGCCGCTGGTCGAGGGTGAAATCCTGGTCAAGTTTGAGGATGACGGCGGCCGACAGTCTGCAGCAGAAACCAGTGTCATCGTTGACTTTCCTGATGCGCTTGGACGGCTGCTGGTGCAGTCAAGGCGTGAGGATGCGGATGTGCCGCCATTCCAGGGCAACAAGACGGACGTGTTCTACAACGAGGACTATGACGCCCTCACCCTTGACGGGGATGAAGAGATTGATGACGTGGTGGACTTTGACCTGCTGCCGGTGATGGACTTCATCGGTGACACGGTTGGGACAGGCACTTATGAGTTCAATGCAACCTTGGACCTCGGCGCTTCGTATTCGGTTGACCTGACTAGGTTCTTTGTCACTCGCGGATTTTTCCCTAGCGACCTGATCGACAGCCGTAATGGCTTGGTTGATGACTGGTCTGATTGGGACGGCGGTGTGGTCGATTCGGTCAATAGCAAGCTGTACCTGCGGCGTACCAGCGACAACCCAAGCGGCACGCCAACCTGGACAAGCTGGCAGGAGTTCGTCAATGGCACTTTCCTTGGCCGTGGCTTCCAGTTCAAGGCAGAGCTGACTAGCAATGACCCAGCAGAGAACATCTTGATTGATGAACTGGGCTATGAGGCAACGTTCCAGCGCAGGACTGAGCAATCGGTTGGAGCGGTCGCCAGTACGGCAGGCACCAAGTCCATCACGTTTGACAAAGCGTTCTTTACCGGCACTGCCAGCCTCGGCGGCATCAATGCTTACCTGCCCAGCGTCGGCATTGTGGCCCAGAACCTTGCAACAGGTGACTACTTCAACGTCACCAACGTGACCAGCACAGGCTTTGATGTCACCTTCAGGAACAGTAGTGGCACCGCAGTTGACAGGAACTTCCTGTGGAGTGCAGTCGGATTTGGCAAGGGCGTTTAAAGTGTAGACACTGCCTGTCTTGTAAGTTGTGGCTCAACACGATTACGTCATCGCGAACGGCACTGGTGCTGCTGTCCGCTCTGACCTGAACAACGCACTGGCCGCCATCGTCAGCCAGAACAGCGGCGCGACAGAGCCAGCAACCATGTATGCCTACCAGTGGTGGGCTGATACCAGCACCGGGCTGTTGAAGCTCCGTAATGCTGCGAACAACGCTTGGATCACGCTGAGAGAGCTGGATGGCACGCTAACCATTGAGGCAGGCACGGTCTCGGCCCCTGGCTTGGCGTTCGCGTCGGACCTGAATACGGGCATCTATAGCCCAAGCGCTGATCAGCTTGCAATTGCAACCAACGGCGTCGAGCGCGTCGAATGGGGGACCAGCGAGGTGGTGTTTAACGATGGCGGTGCTAATTACGACTTCCGCATTGAAGGCGATACAAACTCTTCGCTTTTCTTTGTTGATGCGTCAGCAGAAGCGGTAGGGATTGGCACTACTAGTCCCGCCTACGCATTAGACATCCAAGGTAGTCAGGGCGTAGGTTTACAAATTTATGAGATCAGCTCAGGAATTAATCGGCGCTTACAGATTACCCAGGAATCGTCAGGCGTTACTTACGACGCTACGTATTCTTCAACGGGCAACGCGCACCGTTGGCTTATTGGTGGCGGCGAAGCAGCTCGACTTGATGGGTCAGGACGCCTGTTAGTTGGCACGTCTTCGACTTCTGACGTAGCAAGACTTTTGGTTCAAGGAAATAGCGGTGGCGGGGCTGGCGCAGTTGACATTCAATTTGACAGTGCGTCTCCTGCCAGCGGTACAACAATCGGAACTATTCGATTCAAAGACACGACTGCGAGCACCTTCTACGGGACTATCGATTGTGTGGCAGATGCGGCCACTGGAGCGGCGGATAAACCAGGCCGCCTAGTGTTCTCCACTACCGCCGACGGAGCGAGCAGCCCGACGGAGCGGATGAGGATTAAGGAAAACGGACAAGTCTGGATCAACAGCACGGCGAATATTGCTGGCACTAGTGCCAGTACAATGTTTCAAGTTACTGCAACAGGAGCAGACTTTTCCGCTGCAATAACAAATACAAATGCAACGCCCATCGGATTGTTTATTCGCTATAGCACAGCCGCCAATAATACTGGATCAGAGTTTTTATATTGTGCTGATTCATCAGCATTAAGAGCATCTATTAGATCTAACGGCGGCCTTGCCAACTACAGCGCCAACGACGTTAACCTCTCGGACATCAATACCAAGAAAGACATCAGCCTCGCCACTGGCACATGGGACTGCCTGAAAGATTGGGAAATCGTCAATTTCCGCTACAAAGACCAGTCCGACGATGCTGACCTGAACTTGGGCGTCATCGCCCAGCAGGTTGCCGAAAGCTGCCCGGAAGTGATCACGGTCTTTCAAGAAGCCAAGGAAGCCACCGAGACAGAGCCTGCCCAAGAGGAGCGTCTTGGTGTCAAAGAGCAGCAGATGATGTGGATGGCAATCAAAGCTCTCCAGGAAGCGCAGCTCCGCATCGAAACCCTGGAAGCTGAGGTAGCAGCTCTCAAAGCCCAGTAGTCCTACTCACTAACGCAGATAGCCAGCCCAGCTTTATAGTGGTGGGGCAGCGAGTTTGCGGCTCCTGCCCCCGGCCACAGTTCCCTAGAAACCATGACCCAAGAAGACTACAGGCATCCCATTGCCCCACCGCCAGAGCTGGTGCAGCAGTGGTACGACCAAGCCAAACAAGACCCATGTGGCCCAATTAACTGGGTTGCTGTCCGCGCTGCCCAATGGGGCGCCGACCAGGAGCTGAAGGCGTGCTGTGAGGTGTTGGATAATTTGAATGACGGATTCTGGAGTGAGAAACTCCGCACTGCCCGCCGCCCCAAACCGCCGAGCTTGAAGGAGCAGGCGTTAGACGCACACAACCGCATGATGGCCGGAACCGAAACCCAAGACGACTGGACGATTGTCCGCCGCGCACTGGAGCAACTTGATGACTGATTACCAGTCCACGGTACTTTCTGCCGTCTTGATTATTTTCATCATTATCGTTGATTGGCACTTCAAATGACTGACTTTCGAGAGCTGTGCGCCTGCATGGCTGACGAGCTTGATCATTACCGCCAGCTCCTAATGGATGATCGCCGCGAAACTTATGCGTTGGCGACCAAAGCCCGAGCCGCCCTAGCCCAGCCCGAGCCGCAGCGGCCGACAGATGAAGAGCTGCTGAAACTAGCTGAAGAAAACAACTGGAACCACGTCAGTCCCGAAACCTTTCTGGACATTGCCAGGACGGTTATTGGTTTTTCAGCCCAGTAGTCATTCCCACTAATGAAGCTCAGCCCTGAAAACTTTGATCGCCTCCTGAAGCGTCTGCAACGACCGGGCAAATATGATCCGGCGGTTGCTCGCGTTCTCAGCAAACCGGCTCCTTGGGATGAGAAACCCAAAGA